CTCAAAAAGTTTCGTAAAAACGCTTGACAAAACGAACAAAACATGCTATAATAAGGCATAATAAAAAAGGGGGACTGCAACATGACCGCAGTATTTGAAATTGATCAGGACTATCTCGACAGCGAATACAATGGTATTGTAGCCGATGCTATTAAAGCCCGGGACGGCATATTTTGGACTGACGATCTTATCGCTAAAGCATTTAATTTTGGCAACGGAACACCAGAGGACTTTAAGCGCTACATGGCGGCGAACAAAGATTATACTGTATTTGTGCAGCTACACAAGGGGGATTGGTAACACAATGAAACAAGTCTTTTATAAACTGTTGCACTATGTGCGCCGTGACATGGGGGACGATACTGCTGATCTTCTCGAACGTTGGCTTACCGAATACATGATGAGCGGTTCAACACTTACGCATGCTCCGTACATTCTGCGCGGAATCCTTTACACAATCCGCACAAGTGCTGGTGACCGCTCAATGGCTGCTTACTATGCAACTATTTGCCTTAACCGCATGAATGATTTTGACTGGAGGGGTTCACACCTATGATTTTATTAGTGCTTGCTATCGGGTTATCCTTAATTGCTCTCATACTTAATACAACCATAACAAATGAGCACGAACATTGTAGGAGGGTGGAAGCATGGAAACGCTACTACGAAGAACGGAGGGAGCGCAATGCAAGACTATAAAACAACCAGGTGCATCGGGTGCCTGTGGTGGGACGATAAAAACGGGTGTTCCTGCCAGGACTGGAATTTGCGCTGGCAATGCCCCGCACTTATGGAGACGGAACAGAGAATTATCGAAGGAAGAACCTTTTTCATGGTCTAAATCCAAAAGAATGCTTCTTTTCATTCTTAACCGACCGTTTGTAAATAACGGATTCATAGAATACGACCAACTTCATTTGTGGGAGGATAAAATGATTGATGGAACTTTTAAAATCAGATGGAACAATACCACTGAACAGGAATGGGCAGATTGGTTGAATTCCATGAGCGAAGAAGAACTTGCTAACCTGCTGCATTTTGTGAACAACATTTGCGTAGCATTGGGATGGAAGAAGGTAGAACCAAGCAATGAATGAAAAATGCTGCATATGTCCTCATTTCAACGAAACAAACAATAAGTGTGAAGCAGACCCGGAAACAGACACTTGCCTTGTAGACGCTGTTGAAGCGTTTATAAATAAACTTATGGAGGAAGAATAACATGAACGAAAAACAAAAACAACGCAGACCCCCCGATTGGTGGATGAAGCAGTATGGCGTATGCTCAGAAGCAGCCGCAGCCCTTGCCGCAGCCTGGGAAAGATGTTCGTACGAATGGAACGATTATAACTATGGCTGTCTTGTAGGAATGATAATCATGGCATGGTGCGCGCGGCAAATCGATACGCAACAAAAAGCCGAATTGGTACAGGAAGCAAGTCACTTTGCTTGGAGGGCAAGAGAAGAACTTGATTAAAGCAACCATAACAAGGCACGATATCGAAGTTAACGTCAATGGGAAGCGACATCTGCTTATACTTTATGGAAGTCTGGGAAAACAAGAGATCAAAAACACATTAGACAATGCATTCTTTGGGCAAGATTACCAAATTGTGCAACACATAAGAACAACAAAAGAGTATACAATCACAGAAGATTTGATTGTAAAATATGGAAGGGAGACAACCTAAACATGATTACCCGTACTATCGAAACTATGACCTTTACTGTAGCTCTGTATTCCTATCTTGATGGTGCTGCTTGTGAAACTGTTGAGCGTACCTTTATCGGTGACGAGAAGAAAGCTCGCCGTGAAATCGACAAGGAATTTGGCAAGCAGCTGCATGAAGTAATCCACGTTGAAAAGACTGCAAAGAAGTATGCTATGACCGTTGAAGCATTTATTGCTAACGCTGAGGAGGTAAAGTAATATGGAAACGACTGCTCTTGCTACAGTACAGTCTGAAATGAACAACAATGGCTTCCTGTCTACGATTAAGCTGGACAACGAGAAGGACAAAGCACTTTTCTTCAATGCAACTTCTAAACCCGATTACCGTCTGTCAGACTGCATTAACAAGACCATCCTTGTGAAAGATCTCTTCATCGAGAAAATCGAGATGGAGCGCAAGGATAAGGACGGTAATCTGACTGGCGAAATCGACCTTGTTCCCCGCATCGTTCTGATCGATACCGAAGGTAAGTCTTACCAGGCTGTTTCCACTGGCGTATACAACGCTCTGAACCGTCTATGCATGGTATACGGCATGCCCACCTGGGAAAACGGCATTCCGCTGACAGTAGTGCAGGTAACTCGCGGCATGAATAAAATGCTGACTGTTAAAGTAGCCACCTGACAGGAGGTGAAAAGCTGGGGGCGATAGCATCAAACCCAGCGTCCTATGGCAAGCAAAGTATGTCTAACCTTTACGGATGAAAACTTCACGTTTGAAACGGAATATGGCTATAAGCTATACTTTTCATCCATGCTTCACACAGTAAACTTTAGCATTCGGCACAAGAAGAAACGCGCCGATGTCCGCTATCAAATGCGCAAAGTCTACCACATGGAAGTAGACGTTGACCTTCTTTCCGACTTGCTTACCTATCAAAATATTGAATCTCGCGGATGCAAGATCATAACAGATAAGGGAGAACTGATAACATGCCTAAGCAATTACCTATTAACTGGGATGCATCTACAACTGCGAGACTTAAACGAGCAGTATCCCAACTAAAAAGAAGCAATTTGCCAAACATTCCAAAAGATTACAGACAGATCAAGGCAGCTATTTATTCAAAGTCAGACTTACTTGATTTTGAAAGAATGGCAAGAGCATCTGCAAGACCTAACAAAACGTCAACAACCAAACTTGAAGTGCGTTATAGTGCTGCTGCTGAAACAGTTCAACGAGCGCAGACGAGAATCATAAACCGTAAGCGCGCCCGTGAAGCTGAAAGACTTGGAATTGATATGAATATAAGTGACGAACGTATCCCTATCAGTGAACGGCAAAAGGCATTTATGCCTAAGCAGCAGACAAGAGCGCAGGATTATTATACGCAAAAGGGTTACGAAGAACATCTTCAAAGCGTAATGCGTCAATCCATGGCTGGATATTATGAAGAATCGTATGAACGTTACAAAGAAAACTATAAAATGGCCATGAAGAATGCTGGCTTCACAGACTATGACAGGCAATTTCTTTCATATTACATCGATAAGCTGAGTGACTTTGACTTCTTTAGAATTACCTTTGATAACGATCTTTTTAATATTCAGTATGTTTATCGTGACGGAAGCTACAACATGAAAGTAGAAATGATTGCAAGCCAGCTTCAAGCTGAACTCGATAGGCAAGGCAAGAAATACAAGGAATTTATACCAGAAGATTATGGGTTGTAAATTATGCGTTATTCTGCCGACTTTGAGACAACAACTGACCCAGATGATTGCAGAGTATGGGCTTGGGCTGCTTGTTCACTTGAAGATTACAAGTTTAAGAAGGGAATAGACATTGAATCGTTCTTTAAGTGGATTGAAACGTTGGAAGGGGACACGCTATACTTTCACAATCTTAAATTTGACGGAGAATTTATGTTGTGCTACATGTTGTCAAACGGCTATACGCATTGTACAGACAAGATACTTACAGAAGATAAGACATTCAAAACGCTGATAAGTGACACTGGACAAGTGTACACATTTGAAATACTGTTCAACAAAAAGAAACGGAAGAAGGTTAGAATCTACGACAGCTTAAAGCTGCTGCCGATGACAGTAGAAAGAGTAGCAAAGTCATTTAATCTGGATTGCCAGAAACTTGAAATTGACTATAAAGAAAAGCGCGAGAAGGGGCACGAACTTACAGAACAGGAAAGCAAGTACATTGAAAATGACTGTCTCATTGTCGCGAAAGCTCTGAATCAGTTCTTTGAACAGGGGCTAACAAAGATGACAATCGGTTCAAATGCTCTTGCGGACTACAAAGCTATAGTAGGAAAAAGCAAGTTTGAAGGAAACTTTCCTGAGTGCCTGTACGATTCATTCATAAGAAAATCGTATCGTGGCGGGTTCACTTATTTGAAACCAGAGTATGCCGACAAGGATATTGGAGAAGGTATTGTCCTTGACGTTAACAGCCTGTATCCGTCTGTAATGTATGCGAACCCATATCCAGTTGGCGAAGGAAAATACTTTCGCGGTAAGTATGAACCTGACAAGAACTATCCACTTTATGTACAGAGCATCCGTTGCCAGTTTGAGGTGAAAGAAGGATTCCTTCCTACAATTCAGATTAAGCATTCTCTTTCATTCATGAGTACGGAATACCTTACTTCATCGAATGGTGAAGAAACAAACCTGATTCTAACATCGATTGACTTGAAGCTGTTCTTAGATCACTACAACGTTTATGATATGGAGTATATTGATGGATGGAAATTTCAACAGGCAGAAGGTATATTCGTTCAGTATATCGACAAATGGAGTGCTAACAAGATTAACGCAAAGAAAGATGGGAACGCTGGTCTGTATACAATCTCAAAGCTGTTCCTTAATTCCTTGTACGGAAAGTTTGCCACTCGCTTGGAAGCAGTCTCCAAAGCCCCAGTACTGGACGAAGAAGGAATTGTGCATTACAAGATGTTAGCGCCAGAAACCAAGGAGGGAGTATACATACCTGTTGGAGTGTTCGTAACGTCCTACGCGCGAAACGTTACCATTCGATCAGCTCAGAAAGTTTTCGACCGCTTTGTGTATGCTGACACAGACAGCTTACACCTGATTGGCACAGAGCTGCCAGAAGGGCTTGAAATTGACGATACAAAGCTAGGTGCATGGAAACACGAAAGCACTTTCAGTAGAGCGCGATTTATCAGAGCAAAGACGTACATAGAAGATGAAGATGGTGTTCTGAACGTTAAGGCTTGCGGTCTTCCAGACAAGTGCCACGCACAAGTCACTTGGGAAAACTTTCATCCAGGAGCGGTATATACTGGAAAGCTGCTTCCACGCCACGTCCCCGGAGGAATCGTATTGGAAGATAAAAATTTTACGATTTCCATTTGACAAAACGCTTGTCATGTGGTATGATAATGGTGCAGGGAATGCAGATGTACGGCTTGTACGGTGCGCCATTATCGCGCCTTAACTGGTGGGCGTAATCGGTTATCGTGATGGATTGCAAGCAATACGGCATTACCCTGCTTATTTTATTGGAAGGAAATGGTACAATGGCAAAGTATGCCGAACAAGATATACTGAAACTTCTGACTTATGGATGCAACTTCATTATGATCGATGCGCCACGTTCAGTAGGTAAGACGTACAGCACGTTAAAGATTGTCATTCGGAATTGCATTAAGAACGGATTGGAGTTTGCTTACATATGCCGAACGCAGGACGAAAAGAAGAACGGCGTAATGGAAAAAGCGGTGCAGAAGGTAATGCGCAATGAATTCCCCGGATATGAATATCTGTGCGATACTGAAAATATGTACATTGTTGAAGGTGACGAAAAGCGAGTTCTTGCCTACTGCCTTGCGCTGAGCGAATCTCAGAAGATCAAGAAGTATTCTTATCCTAAATGTAAGTTTATGATATTCGATGAATACATGCTTGAACCCGGAGGTAGGTACGTTCATGGAGATAAAGAACCCGACTTGCTTCTGTCTATATACCACACCATTGACCGTGAAGAAGATCGTGTAATATGCATACTGCTTGGTAACAACACAAACTTCTACAACCCTTACCACATGCACATGGCTTTCCGAATACCATACAAGAGCGAAGGTGAAATTTATCGTGGTAACAATGTTGTATTCATGAGAATGGGACGAAGCGAAGAACTAAACGAGGACAAAGAAACATGCAAGTTCTTAAACATGATTAAGGGAACGGATTATGGTAACTTTGCGAACGGTGGCGTTTACGGAGACAGTGACGGTTATTTCATCGCAGAGCGTCCAGCGAGTTCCAGACTATATATTGTGGTGGTGTACAACGGAAACTATTATGGCATGTGGTACGATGCAGGAACGTGTTTAATGTATATTGACGATAAAGTGAATCCGAACTTTAAGTATGTGTATGCTGCAACTGATAATGACGTTAGTGAAAACGCGATTCGGAGTAAATCGGGAACTGGCATTATACATGACTTGTTTCTTAAAGGGCGTTGCAGATTCACAACGCCAGAGATTCGCGCAAAATTTTCACCTTGCGTACCTTATCTATAATTAGGGTATTGACAAAGCGCCTTGCATACCCTATAATATAACCGAAAGGGGGTGAAGTGTATGGACACCTTGCAGACCGTTATCAACCTTATCAAAGACCTTGGTTTCCCAATTGCTGTTTGTATTGCTATGTTCTGGCTTAACAACAAGCAGGTAGAGCAGCACAAGGAAGAAATGTCCAAAGTTACGGATGCGTTGAATAACAACACGTTGGCGCTGACTGAACTGCGAGATCGTCTCGATAATAAGTAATGCCAGATTTATCAAGCAAGACTTGGCAGGAAGCCATAAATACCACAAACAACCTTCCTTACCTTTGGAGCTATAGAGGGCATTTCTACGACAATAGCTCATGGAAAGATTTTACTGCAAAGGACATGCGCGAATACAACGCGAAGTGCATAGCCGACCAGTTGTACAACGGATGGTGGGGAGGACGCTTTGACACCAGAAGCGAAAAGAAGGGCTGGACTCTTCTTGCTATTGCAGGGGCATTTGGTAATTTCCAGTCTGAGTGTAGCTTAAATCCCGGTCTTATAGAAAGAAAATACACTGACCCAGATACAGGCGGTGGCATGGGGCTTGCTCAATGGACACCAAACAAAAGATACAGAAATTGGTGTGATGGACAAGGGCTTGAATATCACAGGGTCGAAACGCAATGCATGTTTATGTGTGCAGAAGCCGAAGGATTAAAGCCCATGGGCGAACAGGAATGGCTAAAAACATGGCCGTTTTCTTTCTACGAATACACTCAATTAGATGGCGAGACACCTTCACGCGCTGCCCTGATATTCGGGCAAAATTATGAAAGACCTGCTGCTGGTGAATACACAAAGCGACAAGAGGACGCAGAAGAATGGTACAAATGGCTTACGAAAAATCCACCTAAGTTGCATCCTATTGTTAGCCATAATTTTAACTGGATTTACTATATAAGAAGGAGACGAGACTTGTATGGCTAAGAGAACGTTCGCGGAACTTGTAGAGCAGATCAAGACCTACACTGGTGACCGTGACGATGACGAAACGCTGAGCCTTATGGAGGACATCAACGACACACTTAACAATGAAACGGATTGGCAAGCCAAGTACAACGAGAACGACAAGGCTTGGAGAGCCAAGTACAAACATAGGTTTGAAACTGGAAATGTGGATGAACCAGATGAAACCGATGAACAAGATGAACAAGAAAAACCAATAACATTTGATCAACTATTCAAATAAGGAGTGATAAATAATGCCTACGATTTACCCCAACAAGACGCTGACTGCGACTTCTGCCGACATTCTGAATGCGATTCGCAACAGCGCGACTAATGATTATAAGAACTATATTCCCGTTGTAACTGCTGACGCTGAAATCATTCGTTCTGTCGGTTCTATCCTGATGCAGAACCCGTCTCTTATGAACGAGTTCCTGTCTGCGCTGTGTAACCGTATTGGTAAGGTGCTCATTAACAGCCGCCTGTACAACAACCCTTGGGCTGTGTTCAAGAAGGGCGTGCTTGAGTTTGGCGAAGTTGTCGAAGATATCTTTGTCAACATTGCTGACGTGTATGAGTTCGACCATGAGGGCGGTACTGACTTTGCAGCTAGAAAGCTGCCGGACGTTCGCGCTTCATTCTACGCAATGAACTATGAGGTACAGTACAAGGTATCCGTATCTCCAGATATGTTCAAGCGTGCTTTCCTGTCTGAGAGTGGTATCGCAGAACTTGTATCTTATATCACGAACAGCCTGTACACTGCGCATGCCAATGACGAGTTCCTGATTATGAAGTACCTGCTTGGTGTGCATATTCTGGACGGTCATCTAAAGCCTGTACAGGTTGACGTTACTGCTGGCAGCGAAAAGTCTGTTGTAAAGAAGTTCAAGGAAGTATCTAACAAGCTGACCTTCCTGTCTCCTGATTACAATATCGCTGGTGTACATAACTTCTCTGACAAGAGCTTCCAGTATCTTATCATTAACAGCGCTTACGATGCTACCTACGATGTTGATGTACTGGCTTCCGCTTTCAACATGGATAAGGCTGAGTTCGCTGGTCATCGCAAGCTGGTAGATTCTTTCGGCGCTATGGACGTTGCTCGTCTCAAGAAGATGATTGGTTCGCAGCCTGGTTATCATGAGTTTAGTGCTGCTGAACTGTCTGCGCTGGACAAGATTCCTGCTGTAATCGTTGACCAGAACTGGTTCCAGATGTATGACCAGACGCTTCGCTACACCGACTTCTTCAATCCTCAGGCGCTTTATTACAACTACTATCTTACTGCTTTCAAGGTGGTTGCCATGTCTCCGTTCGCTCCTGCTGCTGCTTTCGTTCCTGGTGCTCCCAGTGTAACTTCCGTTACTGTGTCCCCCGCCACTGCTACTGTTGCCAAGGGACAGCATGCGCAGCTTTCCGCTAATGTTGTTACTGCTAACTTCGCTTCTAAGGCTGTCACTTGGTCTATGACTGGTGCTGCCAAGCCTGAAACGCAGATCGACAACAGCGGCAACCTGTTTGTTGCCAGTGACGAAACTGCTTCTACGCTTACGATCAAGGCAACTTCTAACGCTGACAAGACTAAGAGTGGTTCTGCTACTATTACGATTGGAGCGATTGGCTAAACATGTATAAGAGCAAAGAGTTTGTGAAATTCGTTAGAACCATGATAGGCGCGCCCTACTGGTACGGCACATGCTGCTACAAAGCTACGCAATCTTTGCTCAATTCTAAAAAGCGGCAGTACCCCCGACAATATCAGGGGTACTCCGCTACCTTTAAGAAAGCAATCGAAGAAAAGGCCGTTGTGTGCGACTGTGTTGGACTTATAAAAGGGTTCTTTTGGAGCGAAGGCGGTAAACGAGTATATGAATACAAAGAAAAAGGCGGCAATCTCAATCTTCGCTACGCTTATGGGATTAACGATTATGGCGCTAACGGTCTATTTGCGTATATCAAGCGGCTGTCCAAGTGGGGGAAGATTGATTCAATCCCGAACGTTCCGGGAATCATTCTATGGCGTAGTGGTCATGTGGGCGTATACATTGGAGATGGAGAAGTAGTTCAAGCAAGCTGGATGAACACTGGATGTTACAAGTGTAACCTTGAAAAAACTTCATTCACCCATTGGGGACTGCTTCCATGCCTTGACTATGAACAAGAAGTAACGCCAGTACATCAAGAAGAACAGAAGGAAACGGAAGATGTAATTCACGTTGTGAAGTCTGGTGAAAGCCTATGGCGTATCGCACAGCTTTACTACGGAAGTGGTGCTAAGTGGCCAAAGATTGCAGAAGCTAATGACTTGAGCGGTACGCTTATTTATCCAGGCCAGCATCTTAAAATAGTGGGGGTAGTGAAATGATTATTGCGCCGAACAGCAACGTATGGCTTTGTAGCGGAGTTCCGTTTGATATGGGATATAACCATACAAAGTTGTATTCAAACAAGACAGACCAATTTGTCGATATTGTTACACGTTCAATAGGATTTTATCAAAATTGTACTTACATTCGTCCAGGAAAGATTCGTGTAACTTGCGCAATGTCTCAAGCGTGCAAGGTTGATTATCTTATTTACAATAATACAAGTTTTGAAAATAAGTATTTCTATGCTTTTGTTACTGACTGCAAGTATATCAATAATGAAGTAACAGAATTTACATTCGAGACTGACGTTATTCAGACTTATATGTTCGATTATCTGTTCCGTTATGTGTTCGTTGATCGTGAGCATATTGCTAATGATGAAATCGGAGCAAGTCTGACTGATGAAGGATTGGAGAGCGGAGAATTTATTGTATGTAAACAGCTTGTTGATTCTGTAAGCAGAAATTTCAAGATATGTATAGTAACAACTTTTATAATGCACAAAGTATCGGGCGAAGGTGGAGTTAAAACAATTTATAACACTTCTCCTATTAAAATGCGTGGAAAGACTGCTTCTGGGTTATATTTGAATACATTCAATAGCGTTGATGAAGCCAATTCTTTCCTTGATCAGGTTGTGAGCGATGCAAAGACTGATGGTATCGTTACTGCATACATGGTGCCATCGGCTATGAGCGATTATGATGTTGTTACAAGAGATATAACACTGTATCCATTCAATTCAAGCAATACTCCAGGCGATAACGAAATGAAAGAGGGCAACCTGTTCGAGACATACGTTCCTAAAAACAAGAAGCTCTACCAGTATCCATATCGTTTTGTGAGGGTTCTTAACGGTCGCGGAAATGTAGGAATATATAAATGGGAAGAATCTAACTATTATTCTTTTAATAACAGAAACCCAATTCTAAAATTCAGAGAGTTCATAGGTGGGTACAGCAACCCAGAGATCATTCTGAGTTGCTTTACAAACGGATTCAACGCTGGCGATACTCCTAACCCGGCTAATATGATGACGAACGGCGGAGCTGTGCCGATTTCGTTCTCTACTGATGCTTACAAGGCGTGGCTTGCGCAAAATCAGGGACAATTACAATACTTGGACACTCACAGAGTGTTAACGTTAGCAAGGGGTATATTCAATAGCGGAGCAGGAGCAACGTATAGCAGTGGTATTCCATCTTCTAACAGTACGGCTCTTGCTATACCAGGTGACATTGCGTCTACAAGCATGGGAAGCTTTGCACAGAACGCTCAGCCTAGAGGAAGCTATTCAGTACAGGGTTCAGTTGGTACTGCTGTCAATACGTTGATAGATTGGGGTGACCAAGTGGCACGCAAGATGGCTCTGCTTCAAGATAAATCTGTAATGCCACCAGAATCACATGTAGTAACTACTTCTGGACAGCTTGCCCAAGATTGCGGACTTGCTGGGTTCACGTTGCAATGTTGTTCGATTCGCCGTGAGTTCGCAGAAGTTATTGACAATTATTTCACAATGTATGGTTATGCAGTTCGTAAAATTAAACTTCCGAACCTGCATACACGTCAATCATTTAATTATATAAAAACAACTGGTTGTCTGATTACTGGACAAATGCCAGCTGATGACAAACTTACTATCCAACGAATTTATGATAAGGGAATTACGTTCTGGCATACCACGCTTGCCAACGTTGGTAATTATTCTCTTGATAATGGGAGTGTATAATAATGGGAGGAACTGCAACAAAACAAGCGCAGAAGAAAGCTGCTTGGAGAAACACGATAGCATTCGATCACTATTATAATCAGCTTCTAAATCTCGCAATGAGTTGCTTTGAGTGGTCTAACCTACCAGAAGAAATTGACGAAAGATATCTGGAACTTACTCTTTGTCAGGAAGGAAAGATCGCATACTTTGATGACGATGTAATGGGTAACATTGTTATGAAGTATGCGGAGAACAAGCAGCCTAATATCTACAACAACCCTGTCAGTATTCACGTATACAGCCACACAGGTTACAGCCGTATGCTTGAATTTGACGAATTTGAGCCTATCTTCAATAACTACACCAGAACTCCTATCATCTTTGACTTGAAGTGGTACGCTGAGAAACTGGCGGCTATTGATCGAACGATTGAAATCAACGTCAACGCACAGAAAACGCCAGTCATTTTGAAAGTAGACCCGAACAATCGTTTCAGCTTGGTTAACATGTTTGAGCAGTACAACGGTAATACGCCACTAATTGTTGCTGACCGTTCTCTTGATATGGAAGGCATGCAGGTTATGAAGCTTGATGCGCCATATGTAGCAGAACAACTTAACGATCTAAAAGCTGGTATCATGAACGAGTGCCTTACAATGCTTGGTAT